GGCTTGTTGGTGGCGGGGGCGGTGGGGGCGGTGGACATGACATACTCCTGGGCATGGAGCCCGTGATGGTCCCTGGGTGTGGTTGGCCGGTGGGACCGTGCCGGCTTTGGAGACTGGACTATCGGAATCCTGGATCCGGAGGCAACAGCCTGTTTGGCCGACAAACCTTACCAGATCCTTACTAACTGCGGACCCTCAAGCGGCCTGCTTCTTATGGGTGATGCCGTAGACGATATGGCTGATCGTCGGGATGGCCACACCGAAGTGCTCGGCCAAGCTACGCAGGGTCCAGGGATGGCCCTTGGCGTTCCACATCCGACGGATGTTGTTGACCTGCCGGCCATCCAGCTTCATGGGCTTGGCCTTGGGATTGGCGAGGTCGAGGATACGGGCGGTGGCGTTGATCATGGTGGACTCCTGGGTGTCGGCTTGTGGCCGTGCTGTATGGGCCCACTCTAACGCGGTGGGCGGGTCGGTCAACAGCGATCAGCGAACGGCGACCTTAACGGCGATCAGGCCACCAGATGTGTTCTCGCTATACAAGAAGGCGGCATCACGGAGAGTGATGTTCAAGCAGTTGCGCAGCCGACGCAGCTCGTCGTCCGACCGGACGAGGAAGGTGTAGGTCTCCTCGGTTGTGTTGTAGAAGGAACCGCAGCCCAGCTCCTTGCGTAGATTGTTAAGGTAGGCATAGCGCTCCTCGTAGCGGGCTTGGCAGAAGGCGTCTGTGATGGCAGAGGGTGTGGTGTTGCTGGTCATGGCTTATCCTTGGGTGATGGTCTCAGTGTACGGCAGGCTGTCGGCGTGTCAACAGGCTTTCAGGCCTGGACCCAGGCGTCACCGACCTTGACGGAGTAGACGTGCTGGAAGCTCTCGTTGTGGCCGACCAGGACTACGTCACCGTTGACGGCCTTGGCGACCTTGGAGGCGGCCGACACGCTGGTCCAGATCCTGGCCAGGAGGCGGTTGCCGAGGGTGTAGGTCTTGGTGGTGGTGGGCTTGGTCATGGCTTGCTCCGTGCTTGTATGGACGCAGTGTACACCGAGGTGTCGACGTGTCAACGGGCAATCTCAGAACCCGGCCTTGGTCGGCCACAGGACGTTGGAGGTCCAGCCGGCGGCGTTCGTCGGCGCCATCTTCTGGGCGATGGCGGTCTGGCGGTCGTAGCAGGCCTTGGCCTTGTTGAGGTCATCGAACCTGACCCGCAGCCAGCCACCCTTGGTGGAGGCGGTGGAGAAGAAGGTCACGGCGAAGGGCTTGGAGGGGCTCATGGCTTTGTCCTTGGTTGATGACGGAGCATACACCTCGGCGATCCTAGAGTCAACACCTCGGCTAGGTCACCGTCCAACCGGCCCGTAGGTGTGTCACTCACCCACGGGCTCGGTGCTGTGACGGTGATCTACAGCTGTCCGCGGAGCTGTGTGCCACGGTCCCATTGACCCTCTGGTACTACGGACGAGTGAGGGTCGTCGAGGAGGGCGATCCAGAGGAGGGCCTGATGGCCTTCCGTGGCCTGGACGTTATCCCACCACTGGCTGTTGATCTTCCGGATCATCAGCCACGGCGGCATGCGGTTGCCCCTAGTCCAGTTCCAAGCGTACTCGTTGGTGAGGTTACGGATAACCCGCTTGTCGACTTGACCGGCGGGGACGGGCTCGATGGGCATGGCTGCCTCCTTGATGGCTGGAGCGTACAACGGCAAGCCCCTCCGGTCAACACCGAAGGGGCTATGGTGGTCACAGGCCGTGGAACCGGAACACGCACTTGACCGTGTTCTGGATGTCGGTCAGCTTGTAGTCAGGCTTCCTGGGCCGACCGGGGCAACGGACGACACGGTCGTACAGGTGGGACTCCGGGTCCAGGATGAGCCGGAGGCAGCTGTGCGAGATGCCGAGGTCTTCGGCGGCGTCCCTCAGGTTGCCGTAGAAGGCGTATGCTTGGTACGCCTCGGCCTTGGTGATGGTGGTCTTGGTTGGCATGGTCGATCCTTTCGTGGATGACCGAAGCCTACATCACCGCACCGAGCGATCAACAGGCGATCAGCCAGGGCCGGACGGCGCCGCAACATCGCTGTTGACCGTCGGGTAGATCACGTACGTCGACGTCCGGTCTACATCGGCCCATACAGCAGGATTCACAGGGTCAACGTAGCGAATCGTGATGGTGACCTGGACGATCCACTGTTGACTCTGGTAGTCCCACATCACGCTGGCCGATCCACCTTCGGGCCTTGTGGCGGTCCATCCGTACGGACCGGTGTCGAGGTCGATCGTGTCACGCAGCCCGACCCAGTGGAAGGCAACAGACGTGTCGGGCTTGATCGCGTCGCCGACGATGCCACGTCGCCTCCACTTGCCGTGGTTCAAGGCAACATCATCACCGTCATACAGCACCAGTTGACCGTCGGTCGGCACGGCGAGAGTGCGATGTGGTGGAGGGGCATCCTGGTGGCTGCTGGAGCAGCCGGCCAAGGCCGCGATGGCGGCGGTGATGAAGAGGAAGCGCATGTCAGTACCCTAGCTCTCTGAGGTGCTGGTCGATCTCATGGCAACGACGAATCTCGTCATCGCTTCTACGATCGATGTGGAGGTGGTAGCCGCGAAGCCTCGTCACGATATACGCAATCGCAACCAAGGCAACGAGTGAGGACATGATCACCGTCATGGTGTTCTCCAGAATTCTGTTGACTTTATAGTATGATTCGTAAAGTCAACAACCGAGTTAATGATCACCTTATGAAGACACCAAAAGATATCTGTTGACTTTTCAATTTTTCACATTACATTGCACGACCCACACAAGAGAGGACACCATGCCCGCATATCAAGATATCGACCTTGCTATGTTGAAGGAGCTGATAGGCAAGCTCCAAAACATGCACGTCACGTTCGAGGAGGCGGTCAACACGATCGCCAACAAGTCTGACCTGTCTTCCTCGGACCATCGGCGAGTACGTTTGATGGTCCAGCAGCTCCAGACCCATCAGGTCGATGTCTCGAACACGATCGACGAGCTCGGTGGTCCGGCGTTCCTGATCTCTCGTCTCGCAGCTAAGTTTCTGATCGCCGCTGCCGACGAGCTCGGCCAGCAGGTCCTGGTCAACAGCCAACACCTGTTCCATCCTCTCCCGAAGATCGACCAGGACGAGCTGCTCCGTCGTATGCGGGAGCGGTGATCATGAGTCTGTTACCTCTCGGCGGCCGAGACTTAGGTCGCCCTCTCAAAGCGCCGAACCACGTCGTCGATGTGGCGACGCAGTTGGACTTCGATCGCTTCGTGTACGTCGCCAGCCCGAAGTTGGACGGCAATCGCTGCTTGATTCTCGGAGGCAGAGCATACACGAGCTCGATGAAGCCGTTCAGGAACGTGCGCCTGCAGAGCTACCTCGGCGACGTGCTGAATTACTCCGCCGAGCACGACATCATGCTGGATGGTGAGCTGTACGACATCGACGGCACACACCATGCCGATCTATCTGGCATCCTGAATAGTTGTGACGGTCATATTCCCGACACGATGCGATTCTGTGTGTTCGATGCCGCCGACATGGCCGACTACTCCGACCAGTGTCGGACGATGCCGTACCAGTATCGAATCGAGCAGTACTTTCAGCACTGCATCATGATCGATCCGGATCACCGAATCGTCATACCTCTGAAGCAGCACAAAGTCGAGCGTGACGGTGATGCTTCCGCGTCGTCATGGTTCGATATGCACACCCACGACGAATCATCACCGTTCGGCCACGCCGTCGAAGGCGTGATGATTCGTCCTGTCAACATCGAGAGATCGTATGATGGATCGCTCCTCGGAGGCTGGTACAAGCACGGGCGTTCGACAGATCGTCAGCATATCATATGGAAGCTCAAGTCATACGAGACTCAGGACGCGGTTGTCACTGCTGTTCTTCCTCGCCGTGTACTTGATCCGGTATGGCTCGAATCTCATGAGCGTGAGTACGATCTCAACGGACGGCTCAAACCGATTAAGAATCAAGATGCGTTTCTCACAACCGAGTGTGTCGGAGCGTTTCAGGTCGAGTACGAAGTGCCGTCCGGAGTATGCCACTGCGGAGCCGAGTTAGATCGGCACACGCAGTCAGACAATCACGGCCCCGTAGAAGCGATGAGGCCAGTCGAGACAGAGATCGGTTTCGGTCGCGGATTCGACATGGCAGAGCGTGATCGTCTCTGGTCGATCAGAGAGAGTCTGATTGGCAGGCATGTCGAGTTCAGACATCTGCCTCACGGTGCCATGGAGGGTGGACGAGCCCGCCACGGCATGCTGGTCCGATTCCGTCCTGACCTTGACTAACAATCTTCCGTGACCGTAACGGGTCTATCGATCAACTGACGGCGTAGGTCGATATACGCGGAGTGTGGCAGCGGCCACGAATGAGACCGTCCCATCCGATTCCCTCGTGCTGGTAGGGCAATGCCAGCAACCAAACCGGAGACATGCCATGCACCTCGATTCCAAAGCGATCGCCGAGATCAAACTGACGATGTCTGACGGATCCGTCATGACGGCCAAGGGCCTGTGCACCTCGCTGGAACGCCGTGTTCCGTGCGGCGGCCTCGGAGCTCTTGAAAGGGTCACCGTCTCGCTCGATTTGGTCAGCCCGATCGCGTATCAACCTCACACACCCAAGTCCGTCACCACACCGACGGCGAAAGAAGGAACCATGCCGAAAGTCCAAGTCCTCCGCTACGTCCACGACGAGACCAAGTACCCGCACGCCATGCCGTCGAATCACGGCACGAAGTGGCTGTTCGAGGATATGGCCAAGGTCAAGGACCAGATCAAGACCGCCGATCCGATCAAGCTCTGCACGTCTATTCACCGCACGCCGGTGGCGGTGACGTGGAAGGCGATCGACATGCTGCAGGCCTCTCTGTCCGACTCGACTCTGGTCAAGTTCTGGCTAAAGTGGTTCGAGCACATGAACAAACATCACCGTCTCGATATCGCTACGCTCCGTATTGCGATCGATGATGTGTCGGCATTCAGCTCGTTCAAGGAGATCATCGAGCCGGCCTGGCAGCGCAGGGACGACAGCGTTCTGATGTACCAGTTCATGGCGCTGGCTCTGATCCGCCATGGCGTCGAAATCGAGCAGCACAAGACCGATGTGTTCGGCTGATCGATCATGGCACTCTACGTACATGTCGACGGCATCCGTCCGTACCAAGGCAAGCTGGCCGGTCGCGGCCTGCACAGCATCATCGACGGACCGAGTGCCGGCCCTCAGAAGCGCTGCATCATCCTGAAGTACGGTGCAGGCAAGACCTGGGTCAGTCTGATGATCGCAGATGCCGCTCGACATCGTACGCAGCAGTCGGCCGGAACGATGTTCGGTATCGTGCTGTGCAGGAAGCATAACGTCCAGACGTGGATTGATGAAGTCAGGCAGCGCTCGTCACTCGAGCCGATCTCGTTCGATGAGTATCGTCGACTGTCGACCGCGAAGAGATTGAAGCCTGGACAGGAGCGACCGAAGATTACGAATCGGACGGTGATCATTGCTCACCACTATGAGGCCGGTGCCTACACGAACGAGCTGGTCGGACTGATCACCGCCAGTCGCCCGTTCGTGCTGATCTGTGACGAGTCGACCAAGATCAAGACTCCGTCGACACAGAGAACGAAGGGCGCGATTCGTCTTGCCGAAGTCCACGAAGATGCCCTCGGCACGCACGGTCTTCGTATGACTCTGACCGGCCACATGACTCCGGAGGGGCCGCACGAGTTGTGGTCACAGTTCCAGTTCGCGTTCGCCAAGCGCAACCCATTCGGCTCGTCGTACTACCAGTTCCAGAGGCAGTGGTTCGTGCTGTCGGACATGGGGTACAGACTCAAGAGCGAGTTGGCTCAGAAGTTCCGCGACCTCGCTGCACAGCACATTCTCCGCATGACGCCTGATGAATGGTCCGGCTACGTGACTGACCTCGGCATCACGCCGACCTACGTCACCGTCAAGTACTCGCCTTCACAAGATCAGCGATCGCTGATTGGTCGCCTGTTCGATTCGTGGTCTCTTCCGGCAACGTGGGGAGACGGTGATGAAGGTCAGGACGAGCTGTACAATCACACGATCTCGCTGCATGTCAAAGCACAGCAGATCGCCAACGGCTTCTACTACACGGAAGGCAAAGTCGTCAATCGGCTGCCTGGCACGAATCCGAAGATCGAGGCTCTGAACAGCACCCTGCAGGATCTGTTCGAGGAGAAGCGCAACCGCAAGGTCATCATCTGGTGCCACTACGATCCTGACTACACGATCGTCGGCGAGATGCTGGGCAATGCGAAGATCGGTTGGTGCAGAGGCCCCGACGTCGAGCAGTTCCGTCGGTTCCGTGACGATCCGATGACCCAGGTCATACTCATGCCCATCACAATCTCGGAAGGGTTCAACGAGCTGGCGATTGCCGATGTCGCGATCTACTACACCAACGTGTACTCGAACGAGACTCGCAACCAAGCCGAGGCTCGCATTGATCGGATGAATCAGAAGTCGCCAATCACGACCCATATCGACATCATCGGCGATAGCGCCTTCGATGAGCATGTGCTCCAATGTCTTCGTGCCAAGAACCTCAACAAATCAGAACTCATGGCAGCCGCTGTGAAGTTCGAACTACAGCGCAAATGTGCTGTATGATCAGAGCATACGCGACGATGCCGGCAACGTGCTCGGATTGTGGATGCCTGTTCAGAACCCACAAAGATAAGAATCACAGACGTACACGATGCCCGTCGTGTCATCATAAACGCAAAGCCCGAAAGGCCTAATCATGCCGTACCGCGTCAAGAAGTCCATCGACATCGACTTCGCCCATCATGTCCACGGCCATGCCGGCCCCTGCATCAACATCCACGGCCACACGTGGAAGTTCGAGGTCGAGGTGCAGGCCGAGAATCTCGGCGATGATCACTTCGTCATCGACTTCAAGGATCTGAAGACGAAGCTGCTGGAGCCGATCCACAACATGCTGGATCACGGCTTCGCGATCTGGAACAAGACTCTGTTCGATACCGAAGGCAAGGTCGTGCACTCGTTCCAGACGATTGGCGAGGCCCTTGTCGCGACTCGCGAAGGTCGTGCTGGCAAGAATCGCTGGTTGTTCGGCGCCGATGTCCGGTCGTTCGATGATTGTGCTGGCAACATCACCGTCGCAATGCCGTCGGTCGACTCTCTGAACGGCGCGACTGACTACTGTATCGGCGGCATCAAGATCATCGGCTTCCCGTTTCCGCCGTCGTCCGAGACTTTGGCTCGCTGGCTGTACGAGACCGCTCACAAGGTTCTGGTGCCGGAGTACGCGCGCCTTGGCCGCACGATCCAGATCCGTCAGGCCAGCGTGTATGAGACTCTGCACCCCGTCGAGTCCGTCGCGACGTACACGGAGAACTGGTGATGACGGTGACGTACAAGCCGGTCATGCACAAGGAGTCGCAGACGATTGTCGTCGGCAAAGAAGTCGACGGCAAGCTGATGCCTCTCACCGATGCAGAGGTCACGAGAGTCTGTGCCCTCATGAATCTGACCGAGAACCCGGAAGCCGTCATCGGGCAGAACGGTCAACCTCTGCGATACGGTTAGGCACGAAGTCTCCAAAGTTGACATATTGACTTTTCAAAATTGTACTGTACTATCTTCATCCCCCACGACAAGGACAGATCATGGCCAAGCAGAAACCGCCTTCGGCGATTCCGAAGTCGGACATCCCTACGCCGTCCAAGGCCCACGATACCAGCGATAGCGATGTCTTCGCTGTCGATACGGTCAAGGACGGTACGGTGGCTCCGAAGCAGACGAAGCCGGAAGTCTCCGCGCCTCAAGCCGTCGAGGAACGTCCGCGACGCGAATCCGCCACGAAGTGCATCTACTTCAAGGACTCCGAGCAGCTGAGCGAGCTCGAAGGCCTTTCCAAGCTGTACCCCAACAGCTCCGTCAGCTCCATCATCCAACAGCTGGTGGCGAACCTGCTGGAAGCGAACGCGAGGCAAACGGCCGAGAACCGTTGCCTCGAATTCAGCTGTAAGATTTACCTGTGACCTTCGCCAACGAATCGGAGCTGTCGACTTCTGCTGCGTCGGGTTTCTCGGACTTCGACCAGCACAAACTGCGTGACCTGACACAGTCGGCAGCCTCCATGTACATGAAGTGCCCGCAGGCATTCGTGTTCCGCTACATGTTCGGAATCACGAAGCGCAAGATCGCCAAGCCGCTGGTCGTCGGCAGTCTGGTGCACAACGGCATCGAACGCATCCTCAACTTCAAGCGCGGCGTCGTCGACAAGCGCGACGATCCTCTGTCGCCTCCTGCCTCGATCGAAGACATTCTCGCGAAGCTCGATGACGAGTTCTCGGAGTACGTCGACGAGCTGGCATCGAAGTCCGACATGGTATCACCGTCCGAGGCCGAGGATCTGGAGTACTGCCGAGTGCAGGCTCTGGCCTGTACGGAAGCGTGGGCCACGATGTACGCCGACAGCCTGCTCGAGTGGACGATCGAGGCTGCCGAACAGGAGTTCCGTACCGTCGACTCGGCTCTGCCTGGCAGCGAGTACGATCGCCTGATCTCGACCGGCAACGGCAAGATCGATGCCCTCGTCCGTCGTGCCTCCGATCCGTCCAGGCTGTTCGTTCTGGAGCACAAGACCAGATCCAGGATGGACACACTGAATGTCGGCAGTCTGTCTCTCGACATGCAGGGTCTGTGGTACATCGCGCAGGCTCGGGCTCGGATCGACAAGCGTACGGTCGGCTTCCTGTACAATGTGATCAAGAAGCCTTCGCACCGGATGTCGGCGAAGGGGTCCGACGAGCTGCGTCGCCGGATGGTCAAAGCGATGTTGGACGAGCCGGAGAAGTACTTCGCGTTCGTCGACATTATCGCCGACAACGACGCACTCCGCAACAATCTCGACAACATGAAGCTTGTGTCGGATCAGATGCAGCATCTGGCACCGAAGACGGTGATCATGAACGTCACCGCCTGCGACAACTACGGCGGGTGCTCGTATCGAGCTCTGTGCCGTGAAGGTGCATGTGTTCGTCGGCCCGAGTCCCTCGCATCGAACCCGGCGATGGCGGACTACGCGTTCGCTCCGCCGCATTCCGAGCTGTCAGTGGAAGGTGGTGAGTCCGATGAGTAAGTTCGCTGTGCCTGGAGCCCCTCGCAAACCGAAGCTGTCTCTCGACGGTTGCATGTTGTGGGTGTACGGCGAGCCGAAAATCGGCAAGACGACCTGGGTCAACAGCCTCGGTGGAGTCTGGTTCGTCGCCACGGAGAAGGGGCAGGAGTTTGTCGGCAGCCGCGAGCCGACGTACATCACCTCGTGGAAAGAGTTCCGCGAGTTCGTCGAGTGGATCGCCACCGCGAAGCCTGTCAAGTTCTCCGACGGCACCGACATCAAGTGGCTGTCGATCGACGTCGTCGACGATCTCCACAAGATGTGCACCGAGTTCGTCTGCAAGAGCCTCAGCGTCGAGGATCCTGGCGAGCTGGATCACGGCAAGGGGTGGGCCCGACTCCGTACGGAATGGTACAACGTGATGAACGTTGTGCGCCGACTTCCATACGGTCTGGTCTGTCTCAGCCACGAGAAGACGGTGACGATCAAGGCCAAGGGCCAGCAGACCTCACGGGTCGAGCCACAGATCGGAGCCTCCGGCTACTCGTGGTGCCGTGGTCTAGCCGACCTGATCGTTCGGATGCATGCCGTCGACGTCCCTGAGAAGGATTCCAAAGGGAACGTCACCGGCAAGATCCGTACGGTACGTGCCCTCCGGCTGCACCCCGATTCGTCGATGGTCGCTGGCGGACGTATGTCCGAGTTCCTGCCTCCCGTTCTCGCCACTTCGATGCCGAACCCGTCGGCATCCTTGATCACCGTCCTCGCCAAGAAGGACGCTTCGCAGTCGGCCGTATCGGACGCCGTCAGCGATGCAGCCCCCCAGTCCGAAGTTTCACCCCAGTCCTGAAAGGACTAGCCCATGGACCCGACCAACCCCACGACCGACGCCGCCAGCACCGATGGCGAAGTCGATTCCACCCTCCTCCCCGGCGCCGCGGGTTCCAACGGCAACGACAACGGTGACGATGTCGCCAGCGATCCAGATATGGACAAGATGTGGAACCAGGGCACCGAGCAGCGCACCAAAGGCGAGCCCGACGGCAAGTTCCAGGCTCTGATCGAGGACGCGACCCTCGGTCGTTCGGCCAGCAGCGGCCGTGTCCAGATCCACTACAAACTCAAGGTCCTGACCGGCCCTTCGAGCGGCCAGAACCTGAACAAGTACGACGGCCTCGGCTCGCCGAAGCAGGTGTCGATCACCCAGCAGCAGATGAAGCGGCTCGGTATCGACGTCGACAAGATCGATATGAAGAAGCTGCCGGCCGTCCTGCTGGATCTGAAAGGCAAGACCGTCGACTGCATGGGCAAGCACAGCGGCGACTTCTACAATGTGAACTTCAACAAGCTGGTCAATGCGGATGCCGGTGATGCCGCTCCGTACAACCCGGAAGGCGCGGACGATTTGTTCGGCCCTTCGGGTGGGTGATTGTCATCGGTTTATGAGACCGGCGGCAGCGTGGTGCTGCCGCCGGCTATTCATCTACCTTTGACCAGATCGCCCTCTCATCATGCCCGATGACAATGATCTCGATATCGAGCTCGGCTTCGGTATCAGATTCGATCGACCCAACAAGAACGTACTGTGCGCATTCTGCGAAGCAGACGAAGGTGAGCATCGCTCGCCTTCATGCTCCGTCAATGTCAACGGGTACTTTATCTGCAAGTCTTGCGGAGCGAAAGGCTTCGTCGTTGACTTCTACGCTCACAAGGAAGGAATCACGAAGCGCCAATCACGTGACCGTCTGACTCTGCGGTCACTGGACCATAAGAAGGCACTGAATGACCGTCTGTCATCGATTAGGGCGTCATCTCAGGAGTTCAAGCGGTCATCCAAACTGACGACCGAGATTGTCGAGCAATGTGTCGATGCTCTGCAGTCGGAGACGAAGTGGCTTCAGTACCTGATGAACGAGCGTGGTCTGGAGTACGACACGATCGTTCGGTTCGACCTCGGATGTGACGAGTATCGAATCACCATACCGGTCTACAATCAAGACGGTACCGTCGCGAACATTCGTCGCTACCTGCCTCGCGGCCAGCCGAAGATCGTCAACCACCAGATCGGAGACAGCCGTCCGACTCTCTTCCCTATCCAGGTGTTGGATGAGGTCGAAGAGGGCAAGCAGATTGTGATCTGCGAGGGCGAGTTCGACTCTCTGGTACTGAATCAAGTCGGATACACGGCCATCACGAACACCGGCAATGCCGGCGTGTGGATGGATGCATGGACCGACTTCCTGCAGGAGAACTACAGTGACCACGAATTCATCATCTGCTTCGACGTCAATGACAAGAAGGCAGACTATGGCCAGCGAATGGCCAGGAAAGTTGCCAGAGAGCTCGCCTCGCGTGGGCTCGTCGTACGTATTGTTCGCCTGCCTCTTAGTATTGTTGGCGGAGACATCACCGACTTCTTCGTTGTCGAGAAGCGAACCAAAGAAGAGTTCCAATCGCTGATCGATCAGGCGAAGCAGATCATCGCCTCCGAGATTACCGACGCGATGATCTTCCACGCCGATGACGGTGATGAAGAGACGTCCGGCCTTGACACTGACTCAACGACCAATGTCACTCTGCATCAGGCATCGCACTCGCAGTACTTCCATCAACCGATCCGACTTCGTGCCATGGTCGCCGGCAAGAAGGTATCGCCGTACTTAGTACCGAGGAAGGTCACCGTCAGATACACCGATGGCGAAGGCGACGACTCGTGTGACGAGATCATCGACCATGAGTTCAAGCCGACAGATGCTGCACTCCTGTCTCTGATCGACTGTGATGAGGTGCACCAGAAGGCTGGCATCAAGAACATACTCGGCGTGCCGAAGAATGCCAAGTCCGTGTCGGTGATGATCGTCGACACGATGAATGTCGAGGAGTTGTACCTGATCCCGTCCGTCGACCAGCAGGCGGATCAAGGTCCGTACACGATGCGCCAGGCGTACTACGTCGGGCATGGCATCGAGACCAACAAGGTGTACAACTTCGAAGGCATCACACTGCCGTCGCCTCGATCGCAGATTGCAACCCACCTATTCAACGAAGCGGAGCCGTCCGAGACGGACATCGAGACATTCAAGCTGAGTGAGGGGCAGATCGATACGATGCGTGAGGTGTTCACGCCTGACGGTGATGTTCACGACAAGCTGGAAGCCATCGCCAGTGATATGGCCGCACACATCACGAAGATTTACGGTCGCCCGGACATGCACATGATGGTCGACCTTGTATTCCATTCGCCTCTGCAGTTCGAGTTCGATGGCAAGATGCTCCGCAAAGGCTGGCTCGAATGTCTGATCCTCGGCGACACACGAACAGGCAAAGGCTCCGTGGTCGAAGGTCTCGGTCAGCACTATCGTGCAGGCGAGATGGTCAGCGGTGAGTCTGTGTCGTTGGCAGGACTGATTGGTGGCGTACAGAAGTTAGGTGACCGTTGGACTCTGGTCTGGGGCAAGGCGGTACTGAATGATCGTCGTCTCGTGACAATCGACGAAGCGACAGGTCTATCGACGTCGGACATCTCGAAGATGTCTCGCATCCGTTCGGAAGGTATTGCCGAGATCACGAAGATCGTGTCGGAGAAGACCACCGCTCGTACTCGACTGATCTGGCTTGCCAACCCTCGTCCTGCCTTTGAGTCGACTCGTCCGCGCACCCTCGCCGACTACAACTACGGCATCGAAGCGGTGCCCGAACTGATCGGCGCTGCTGAGGACGTCGCCCGATTCGACATGGTACTGATTGTAGCACAGAACGAAGTCGCATCGAAGGACATCAACAAGGCGCACAAGGCCGTAGGCGAGACTGGTTATCCATCCGATCTGTGCCACTCTCTCCTGATGTGGTCGTGGAGCCGGAAGCCGGAGCACATCACGTTCGACGATGAGGTGGTCAAGCTGGCATACAATGCGGCCGATGACCTCGGCAAGAAGTTCAGCTCGGCGGTATGTCTGATCCAGGCCGAGGACGTTCGATACAAGCTGGCTCGGATCGCTGCCGCCGCGGCTGCCAGAACGTTTTCCAGCCCCGACGGTATTCGACTGGTTGTGAAGCGCGAGCATATGGTGTTCGCGTACAACTTCCTCCACTACATCTATTCCAAGCCATGCTGCGGATATGCTCAGCTGTCTGCCGCCTTAGCCGAGAGATCGACATTGCGCGATCCAAAGGCGGTGGTGAAGATCCTCCAGCAAGCCGGCCCGCAGCTTCGTGACCTGATCGAAGGCCTTTTGGAGCATCGCAAGATCACGCCGAGTGACCTTGCCGACTTCGCGGCGATTGACGGCTTTGCAGCCAAGTCGATCACGTCGGAGCTCGTCCGCGAGAGGGCAATCATCAAGGAGCACTTCTACTACGTCAAGAAGCCTGCCTTCAAGGCGTTCCTGGAGAAGTACAAAGAACATCTCGATAGCAAGATCCAACGTACCACCGCCGCCGAGGAGGCATCATGACCGCCACCGTGACCGAGCATCGCTCGTCCGCCGACCTGTTCAAGCTGGTCGAAATCTTCAACTCAGTCAAGGGAGAGGGCACTCAGTCCGGCATCCCGATGACGTTCGTCCGATTCGCCGGATGCAATTTGGCGTGTTCGTTCTGCGACACGCCGTACAATCGGAAGGCGATCGCCCTGCCGTTCCGATCCCTGATCGAGGCGATCCTGGCACAGGAGCCGGCATGGGTCGTGTTCACCGGCGGCGAGCCGTTGATGCAGCTGACTCTCGACATCACTCAGGCTCTGAAGGCCGCCGGCATTCGGATGGCGATCGAATCGAACGGCATGATCTGGAACGAGGCTCTACTCGATCTCGACTATGTCTGCTTCTCGCCGAAGCGCTTCTTCACCGACAAGTCCAGACCGATCTCGCTCGAGAAGCAGATCAGCCAGGAGACGGTGAAGCATGTGCTGGACGGTGCCCTTCGTATCCACGAGCTCCGGTACGTGGTCCACCCCGATGACGACGTCGACAACTTCCCTCTGCTCGATGTGCCGTCGGACCAGATCACGTTCAGCCCGATGATGAATGACAACGGCCTTCCGACCGACTGGAAGTCCGGAGACGGCTTCGGCAACCAGTTCGGCCAGATGGACACCGCCAGCTTCAACAAGTGCATGGCCCTCGTCCACAAGCATCGTCATCGTGGCGGTCGCCTCTCCCTCCAGACCCACAAGTTCATCGGCGTCCGCTGACGCCAGATCGGTAATCACCATGCAGAAGACTGACCCGACCGTCGGATGGACGGTCCACGAGCACCTCAAATCAAAGGGCATCGAAACGCCGATGACCGACGATTTCATCGAAGAGAGGAGGAAGCGGTCTGCGCGGATCGTCGCGAACCTCGGCATTAAGCACGCATATCTGGAGACCGACTGGAAGGCCGACGAACGCCTCGGTCAACTCAACTACCATGTGACCGAGATCATGAAGTCGCTCGGTCTCGACATCACTGACGACTCTCTCAAAGGCACGCCGAGCCGTGTCGCCGAGATGTTCGTCAACGAGATGTTCTCTGGCCTCGACTATACGAACTTCCCCAAGATCACCGTCATCGAGAACAAGATGGCATCAAAGGATGAGTTCGTCCTCGAGACCGGTATCTCGGTCGACTCTGCCTGCGAGCATCATCTCGTCGTGATCGACGGTGTCGCATCCGTGGCGTACATCCCCAAGGCCAAGGTGCTGGGTCTCAGCAAGATGAATCGTATCGTGCGATTCTTCGCCAGCCGTCCGCAGGTGCAGGAACGCCTGACTGCCCAGATCGCCGAGACCATGTCGTTTCTGGTCGAGTCACCCGACGTCGCCGTCTTCATCGATGCCAGACACTACTGTGTGAAGGCCCGTGGTGTTCGTGACGCCGGATCGAGCACGTCGACGTTCCACGGCACCGGTCGGTTCGCCGATGTGACCGACCCGATCCGTGCCGAGTTCCTCTCACGCACGAGGAAGAGATCGTGAGACACTCCCATCACGGCCACCGAGTTGTCCTCCACGAGAAGGGGGTCGCAGCCGGCATCGCCGATGTTGCCAGTCGGATCGTTTCCTTATCTGGAGACGCCACGATCGTGCCGGTGGTCGTGATGGATGGAGGCGGTCCATTCGGCCGCTCTCTCATCTACGAGATGGGTCTGGTCGCCGACATCGATCGCCGGATCAACATCACCGTCAAGTCGTACGACGGACAGAAGCAGAAGGCTCCGACGGTGACGATGTTGTCGGAGGATCGCATACATCTGTCCGGTGCCGGTCAGTCTCGCGACAAGCAGATCGTCATCATCGATGATATCATCGAGACTGGCAACACGATCGCAGCGATTCTGGAACACGAATGGATCGCTCTCGAAGTGACGGCTAGGCCGATCCTTCTTGCCTCGCTGCTGACGAAGTCACCGTCATGCAGCGACCCTCTTCAAATGCGACTCTCAGATCGAGACCGCACCACCAAAGGTCTCAAGCACATCAGTGCATACGACCTGCCTTCACGCCTATGGGTTTACGGCTTCGGCATGGACCTGGACGGCAAACACAGGGACCTTCCCTTCATCGCGGAGAAGTCATGACCTTCAGATACCATCTCATCGCCAACGTCGGATCGTACAAGAATCGCGACGGACTGGTGTTCCGATACCCGAACAGCCTCGCGCTGGCACATCTGTACGGTCCTCACGGTCTGTACTCCGGTGCCCTGAAAGCGAAGGTCGCCCTGGGTCACCGTATCATCCTCGACAACGGTGCCCATGAGGGCGTCGACATGGACATTCAGTCGTACGCCGAAGTCGTGAAGGATCTCAAGCCGGCGGTCGTCGTGATGACCGATAAGGTCGGCATCAGCAATGTCGGCAGTCGTGCTCGGTCTCTCCATCTGCTCAACTACGTAACGCCGAAGGATCTGCCTGGCACGAAGTTCATGTACACGCCCCAAGGCGAGGACAAGGATCAGGTTCTGGCCGACTACGAGTGGGCTCTGAATCGTCTCGATCCGTCCGAGTTCATGCTCGGGCTCGGTCAGGGCTATCTGTGCTGGGCCGACAAGGATCGTCCCGATACGGTCAACCTCGAAGACACTCGGGTGCCGATGGTCGAGGCGGTGATGAAGCTGCCCAACGCCGACAAGTTCGAGTTCCACCTTCTCGGCGCTCGGTGGTCCGCTGGCCAATCTCGATACGATCAGTTCGCGAACATCAGCGGCGTCGACACGATCAAGCCGGTGACGTGTTCCGAGTTCCGTACGTACTACCCGACTCGTCCGCCGATCCGATGCATCAATCGTGAAGGGTATCACGAGATCGACGAGGCGTACCTCGCCGCTAACATCGAGACGTTCTGCGAGTCGTACCACGCCGATTGGTGCCGCGGTTTGGTGAGCCAGTTCCTGACCGAGGTGTGATGTGATCTCCACGACCCTGCCCGAACGATGGATCGCCATCGACACCGAAACCACCGGACTGAATCGGTGGCGAGGCGATCGGCCATTCTGTATCGGCGTGTGGCTGCCGAACGGCACGAAGCAGTTCTACTGGCGAGACGACATGGAGCGTATGCGCGACACCTTGGCCGATCCGTCGATCGACAAGGTGTTCGCCAATGCGAAGTTCGATCTGCGCATGCTGGAGGCTGCCGGCTTCGTCGTTCGTGGCAGGGTCTGGGACATCTTCATCTTTGCCCACTTGCTGGATGGTCGCGACTCGAACAACATCTCGTTGGACTTCATATCGAAGAAGTACCTGCCTTCCTCAATGAGGAAGATCACCGCTGAGATCGATGATTGGTTCAAGGCGAATCCTGGCGCCAATCCGAAGGACAAGGACTTCAGTCGTCTATCGAAGGACCTCGTCGAGAAGCGGTGCACTGGTGACGCCGAGCTGACCGGAGCGTTCTTCCGTAAGGTGTATTCGACGGTGGCCAAGCTGTTCCCGTTCCTACTCGAACAAGAGCACCGTCTTCTGCTTGTTGTCAAGAAGATGGAGGATCGCGGTGTGCGCATCGATCAGAGTGAGATCGAGCGTCAGTACGACTACTTCAACGAGATCGTTGAGGAAGTGATTGATTGGTTTGAGTGCTACGAGGGCCGATACTATTTCAGCCTGACGTCTCGTACCGATCAACTCGCCGCCGTCAACCGTGCCGGCATTGCTGATCTGCTGATCGACACTGATCCTGACACCAAGAAGGAACGGATGTTCCTGGACGACTACCATCTTCGGAACACCCATCACCCTGTCGCGCATATGCTTCTGGTCGGCAAGGCTGCCATGAAGATGCGCGACACATTCCTGGGCCAGATGGAGCGTCTGGCCACGGACGGTGTCCTCCATCCATCATACAATCAGATCGGCACGAGCACCGGTCGATTCTCCTGCTCTGCTCCGAACCTGCAGAACATACCTATTGAGGGTGACCGTCGTACGGCGTACACCGAGGCTGAGGCAGACGAGATGATCGACATGACGGGTATCAACTATGCTCCGCATGTCAAACGTATCTTCCCGGTTCGTGATGGGTATGCCCACATGCATACTGACAAGAAGCAGGCCGAAATGGTCATGCTCGCTCACTATACGAACGACCCGATCATGAAGGCAATCTTCCAGCGCGGTGAATCGATCCACGACGGTATCTGTAGGATGCTGTACGGCGAGTGGACCAAAGGCCTCAAGACCAGAACGAAGGCAGTCGTGTTCGGATATCAGTACGGAGCAGGGCTGCCGACCATCGCCAAGAAGATTGGTGGCACGATTGACGACGCTCGTAAGGCCAAGGCCAAACTTGAGACGACGTTCCCCTCGCTGCCGAGGTGGCGCCGCGAACTGAACGAGCGTATCACCGAGCTCGGATTCGTGCAGACGATCCACGGTCGTCGACACTACATCCACATGAGCGACGCCTATAAGGCGGTGAACTACATGTGCCAAGGCTCGGTCGGTGATGAAATCAAGAACCGCATGATCGCCATCGATGACTATATGACCAGCGGCGGTCACGACGGTCGAGTAGTGATGAACATCCACGACGACATTGTGACTGAGTTCCCGAAGCACGAGGCACAGAAGCACTCGATCGAGATCGCTCGCATCATGAATGAGGCCGGAGCCGACTATCGCCTGCCTCTGCCGTCATCCGCCGACATCACGTACACTCGTTGGGCCGACCTGCACGAGATCAAGGATATGGCCGCCTTCGAGAGTGAATGGTCACCGTCAATCCTCGAACCCAAGTATCGCAGCAAGATCGCTGCCGAAAGAACCAAGGTGCACGCATGATCGATTCTCCATCGGCGATCCACATCAGCCTCGGCATCCCTCTACGATCCGCGCACACAGCATCTTGGAAGAAGGCGGTGCGGCTCCGCAAGACCAGATCAAGATCGGAGTGGTTGCGATCGTATCGTCACCGCTCCAGACAGGCTCTGCGGAGAGCTCTCGGACGAACCGGTCCCATCACTAGCGGCGGGTTCGAATCATGAACCTGATCTTCGGTCCTAACTTCGACTTCATCGGCTCGAAGCGACAACAGCTCTGTCAGATCAACCAGTCGTATCTCGAAGCGATATCGAAGCTCGACAACAGCGTGCAGGATCCGTGGATACACGGCCTGATGATGCTGGGTCTCATCTCAGGCTACATGACCCAACTCACCCACGTTGCGTTTGCCATGCAGATGCCTGGCACATTCGGTCAGCCCGAGTCGACAATCAGACCGATTGTGATCTCTCTCAATCGAGACTCGATATCGCAGGACGACGTCCGCAGACTTGTCGACAAGATCAATCGGCCATGAACCTCCTCTCAATCGACCCGAGTATTCGATCGCTAGGTCTCGCCGTGTTTGACGAGTCCGGAGCGGTGACGAAGATCGCGAGCCTCAAGCTGTCGAACGGCCACGAAGACGACTACGTGATCCGCGCCGTCGCCATGGCTAGATCGATTGTGCCGTATGTGATGGACGGCGACTGGTCAGTCGTCACCGAGACGCCGGCACATTGGAGCCATGCCAGAGGCACGAACTCGGAGTCGTCGGAGAGCGTGCAGAAGCTGTACTGGTTCGTCGGCACTCTTGTCGGACACCTGATCGACCTTCCTCAGGTGAAGGACATTTATACCGTCAAGCCGGCCCAATGGAAGGGCACCGTCCCGAAGGCGGTGATGACTGCCAGGGCCAGGAAGATGTTCCCAACTCTGCCGATCGATTCGTTCCCACACGACACACACGAGGCTCTGATCCTGGGATCATGGGCCCGTCGTAAGATCGAATCAGGCAACTCTCATCCACTCGTACCGGTGAAGTCATCGGTACTTTCAATCCAAGCCCCAGACATCAAGGAGTACCCGTGAGCAAGAAACTCAAAGTCCTAACCGACGGCGTGAAGGAGGTAACGGTCAGTGGCGAAGCACGCTTCCTGCCGACTCCCGACCTCGTCAATCATCCGCCACACTACAACGGTCATCCGAGCGGTGTCGAATGTATCACCGTCATCGAGCATATGAATCTGTGCCTCGGCAATGTGATCAAGTACATCTGGCGAGCCGACGACAAGGGCAACGACATCCAGGACCTGGAGAAGGCCGAATGGTACCTCAAGCGCGAGATCGCCAGACGGAAGCGGATGACGAAGACGAACACGACGAGGGTCGTCAGGATCCGCCGAGGACGGTGACGTTGTTCAGAGGGCAGAGGCTGGCCAAAAGATCCCACGAGTGCCTGCATTGTGGCCGTTCGATCTATAAGGTAGAGTTCTACTTCGTGAATGTGCTCCTGCGGTACCGCAGGAGCACATTCAAATCGTGCTGCAAGGCCGTATGACCCGATGGTGATCCATCGGGTCTACGTATTGTACACATTGTCACGGAATTATTAAGCCCTTAACAAGGGCCCTAGGATCGAAGATTTTGGCCGGGCCCATCCAATTACATCAATCCGGCCGTTCTTCGATTCTAGGGCCGAATCCGCCTAACCCTCACGGATTCCAGGAGTTAGGAAACCCCGGCCAAATCGTGGCCGGGGTCTCACAGAGTAATACAGATGTGTCGCTTTCGTGGTTATGTCTTGCCTCTGATCCTGTCGATCAGGTTGCCGAGCCTGCCATGATTCGTTGACGATGCCTTCTTGATGTCGTCGAGACTCGAACTGATCAACTGCCTCGTCTCGTCCGGCATTGCCGAAGCAACTTTGACCAGCAGGTCCTCAACACGATCGCCGTGGTCCGCTGTCGATCGAACGGACTGGATCAAGGCACGAATCAGGACGATCACCGTCACGACGGCGGCTAGTCCAGCGACTACGATGCCGATCTTGATTGCGATCGGAACCCACGTAGGGGCGCTGTATGATACGGCAAATAGCACGACCATCGAAGCCGCTCCGATGAGGGCTCTCTTCTTGCCGGCTCCGAGAGGTAGGAACCAGGCAGCGATACAGCAGATAGCGAAGACGACCGACGAGAGTGCCATACCGAATCGGCTGACCAATCGGATTCGTTCCTCGGTCAGCTTTCGTTCAGCGGTGGCTCTCTCGTCGGTCGCCTTCTTCTCCAGGGCCTTCGATTCGGCCTCCAAGGTGGAGGCTCGTGCTCGGAGAGATGACGCCTGCTCGCTCAGAACGGATGCTTCATGTGATGTTGCCTCGGCCCGGTCCCTCCAACCGGCGGCATTGTCTTTGAACGACTTGAGATCGACTTCTGCCTTCTGGCGAGCAGCTCTCTCGATGTCGACGTTCGTCGTGGCGGATGCCAGACGGTCACGAAGATCGGCGATGACGGAGGCAGCCGTGTCGGAACCAGGAATGGACGAGGCAGCCGCTCGTACAGCCTGGTCGGCACAACCAGACAGCATCACCGTCATCGCGATGAAGATGAGTGCGACGAATCGGTTCACGCGATCCTCCAGACGGCGATGATCGCCGCGACGATCAGAGCCCCTGTGCCGGCCGTCTTCACACGAAGCCAGTCGATGTGGTTGATAATGTCCTTCA